TTCAGTTCTTCTGCTATCAGTTCTCTACCTAATGGGTGTCTAAGCACTTCCCTAACTCCCAAAGCCCTGTTTACAAGCTTAATCTTGTCATCCAAGTAACCGGCTTGTGGTTCAGGCTCAATGGGGGGTACTAATTGCTCTACCAACGGTGTATCTAGCTGTGGGCACCTATTACAGAAAATGCGTGGCATTTCACACTCACACAACTCTGAAAGATGTGCGTTCTTACTACGTGCCACGTACACATCCTGTCTTGCGTGATGTGCTTTAGCATCTGCTACCATGAACCTAATCAAATCACAAAAGTCTACTGCCTCATAAGATTTACCATCCTTCTTTGCAGCTACAAAGCCTCTGACCTGATTGGGATCGTTTGGTGAATAATATTCCACCGTATATATCCAACAGTCCATCTTTTCCACATATGGGTCGACGTCCTTCCGCAAGCGTCCATTGACATCTGCGTACTCACTCTTAACTCGCATAGTCACATGAATGTTGGGTCTACGCAAAATCGACTCTGCACACTCAGAGTAAACTGCTGCTTGCAACTCTTTCACGTTTGTTGTTATGAACACAAAATGCGGTCGCATAGGCACCGCACCCTTGGCCGCGATATCTGCCTTAACGGCAAATTTGGGACAATTGTTCACCAACATAACTATGGTATCTGTTGGCACTGTCTTAGCAAATTGTGGTTTTGTATTGCCATAATCATCTATGATGTACACGTTGTGTTCACTAGTCAAATCCGACTGGTAATTGTCATTCTCATCCATCCTGAACACGCGCTTAAATCCTGCTGGCAATTTCATGCACCTCTGCATGATGGAAGACAATTCAGACAAGAATGCTGTTTTACCCACACCTGATGTTCCACTCAATGAAACGGTATATGGAGCATTTCGCATACCTGAATTGTCATATCTGTTGTTGACACCTTGTCGTAACGTTTCCAACTGTATGACTGTTCTTCTCAAATGCAATCTATCAGTTGGCGATGCTGTGGCCTTGATCATCCTCATGAGCTTATCTATAATGACGTCCACGTTCACGAGCATTATTTCTGGTGGGGTGTCATGTGGGCCCATTGTGCCTTCTATGTATCTACTTGCATTGGCACTAAAGGAAATGATATCTAGGTCCAGCTGTTTGCCATCCCCTAGTCCCATCCATATGGATGAAAAGCTGGCTTGCCCAAAAAGTACAGGAATGCACTTATGGTATATAGCCTGAATGGCTTCCAGTATCTGCCCCATG